CGCCCGACAAACGACGACTACGAGGTATTGCAAGGACTGCTCGCGCAGGAATTGCAGGCGGAGATCGAGGTATTCGATCCCGGGATCAAGCAGGCGCCGGTGAAAGTGAAGAACTGGGAGCCGGCGCACAGCCCGACCCAGAAAGAGATTTTCCGGGATCAATCCGAAGTCGTCGGCGCGTGCGCGGAAAAAGGTACCGGCAAGTCGATCGGTTTCGCGGACAAGATAATTGCCCACTGTTTCACGGAATGGGACGCGCTGGCCGTGATCATCGGCAACAGCCACCGCGCACTTGCGGAGGGCATTTGCCATGACTTGATCACCTTCAGCCTGCCGCGGTGGAAGGACGGCAACCGCGAATCGCTGTACCTCGAGGAAAACGGGAAACTGGTTCCGAACCCCAGAGCCGGCGAGCTCATGGACGACGGGATCGGGCTCGAGTACACCGGCTGGAAATGCGACCCGAACAACAAGGACTTGTATTTGAAGATCCGGAACAAGTTCGGCGGGTGGAGCCGCATCCGGGTCATCGCGATCCCGTACGGCGACATGGTACAGGCCCGGGTGACGAACCTGAACGCCTCCATGTTCTATCTCGAAGAGGCGACGCGGTGCGACACGAACGCCTACTACGAGTACCCGAAACTCCAACTGAACCGGCGCCGGGGGATCATCGGCCCGCAGCAATACCTTTTTTCCTGCAACCCGGACGATCCGGATCACTGGGTTCACGTCCTCATGTACAAGGACGTGGTCGTCGGCAAAAGTGAGCCGGGCCGCGAATGGCTGAAGGATCCGGAGAAGCCGGGGATCCGCCGGGACATCGACGTCGCGTTCTACTATCTGCCGTTCGTTGAAAACCGGAAAAACATTCCGGAGAAATACAGGCTTGGTCTAGCGAAGACCCTCCGATCAAACCCGGTTCTGAAAGCCCGGCTGATGGGCGGGAAGTGGATCGCGATGCCGACGGCCGATGCACTTTTCAAAGCACAGTTTCAGGAAGGGCAGCATATCAAGGGGGATCTCGAAAAGAAGAAGGGGCTCCAACCGGTGCCCGGATTCCCGATCGTCATCGGCATGGACTGGGGCCCGCGGAGCGTCGGGATCTGCTTCAAGCAGATTATCGAAAGCGACGAAGGCCCGTACGACATCACATTCGATTCGCTTTCCTACTATCAGGAAATGCACAAGACGCGCCACCTGGCGATCGCGCTCTTGGAAAAGATGCGCTATTGGAACGAGTGGATGCGGACGGAAGCCGGATGGGATGAGGAGACGGCGGCGCGCGACGACTTCGGACACCTGCGCGAAATGCCGCCTTCCTGGTGCTGGTGGTTCATCACTGGTGACGACGCGACGACGAACTACAACCCGGGAACCGGGAGTATCAACGCGCGCGATCTGCAGGACCACATGCGCGAAATCCTCGAGGAAGAACCGGAACGCTATCTCGGGATCGAAGAGCCGGTGATCATCGGCTGTCCGCGGCCGAAAGAATCAGTCAGCAAGCGGGTCGACATCATGGCGGAGGGGCTGATCAGCGAAATGATCGTCGTCTCCGCGACGTGCGAGGACGTCCGCGGGATGCTGCTCCACCTGCCGCGGGACAAAGACAACCCATCGCACCCGGCGAAGGGCAACCGCTGGATCCACGTTTACGACGGGTGGAGCTACCCGAACTACTACCGGCGGTTCATGCTGCAGGAGGGATTTTTCAATTTCCACGAGGGCGCCGCCGTTACTGTGGCATAAGAATGCCATAGTTTGCCCGGGTGCTTTCAACTTGCAGAAAACCCCGTTTGTGCGATACGGACGGGGCATGGCGGCCCCCAAACTTGTGAAGCTCGGGATCAAGCGGAAGGAAATGTTTCCAACCAGCCCGTCCCCAGTCGAAGGCGGCAAATCGGAAAAGGATTACGACAACGAGGTCGTATATCCTGAACTCGACGTCAGCGGGCCCCTGGCTGAACAGCTTGGGGCGGAAGACCTGTCGCTTGACGAGGAATTCACCCAGACGGTGAAATGGCGGGTGAAGCGCCAGCGCGTTTCGAAGGAGAACGGGAAAAAAGATTTTGGGCTCACGCTCTGCATGATCGCAGCCTCCAACATCGACGAAGCGCCGACGAAGGCGAAGAAGGACGATGACGACGATTCAGGTGATAGCCCGGCGATGGAGTATATCACCGGCCGTGCCGCTAACGCCGCCGCGGACTGATTCCCGATGGCATGCGCGCCCGTAAGCCAACAGCCGTCGCTCACGCCACATAGCGACGTTCGGGCGTTCCTGATTCACCGCCATTACAAGGAACTGGGCTGCGATAGCTGGAACTCGCGGCGCGTCATGCTGCTTTGCGCGAAGCTCCAAGAGACGCCGACCATCCTGGCGGCACGCATCCGGGTCAAGGGCGCGGAGCTCGAGCGGAAAATGCAGGAGGAAAGTTTCACCCGGCAGGACGGGCTGATCCTGACCATCATTGAGCGCGAGGTGGACTTTCTGAAGGGTGGAGTCGTCCCGGCAAGTAGCATATTTCCATGATCTATCTTCCGGCATTAGCGAAAGCGGGGCTCACGAACAAGAGGCTGAAAGAGATCCTGACCGCGACGCCGCCGTCGACCGGATCGAAGAAGAAGGTTCCGATCCAGAAGAAACCGGAGAAAGGCGCTGGCTATTCATTCAGCCCGGGAGCGTCGACCCTGATGACGCTCCAACAGCTTCCGGAGAAGCCGACCGACTGGGATCGCCGGTGCTACCTCGAGACGATGATCCGGGGCGAAATCCTCGAGGGGCTTGGCCGCTGCGCGCGCAATTTCGACAAGTTTGCGGCCGCGGATCTCGCCTACTCATCCATCCCGATTCATCCGCTGGTGTCCGACCTGATGAAAGTGGCGATGGGGCATTTATCGCTCGAGGACTGCCAGAAGAATATCGCGGGTTTGTCAGAGGACACGGCGAAGAAGATTTTCGAGCGGGACTCGGGGAACAAGATCGTCGCGGTCAACCGGCCGAAGCTGATCGAAGTCGTGCACAACCTCGTGCACAGCCTGGTGACGCGGCGGGTGGCCGCGCTGTCGACGGAGGTTTACCAGCAATTCCCGGTTCTCAAATACGACACGTTCTCGAACAAGCAGACCGCGCGGCTGGCGGGCGATGTGACCACCCAACTCGTCGAGCAAATGGCCGGGATGTACGGCTATCGCCACGACTACGAGGAATCGATCCGCGGGGCATCGCTCTACACCAACAGCTTCAAATTCAAAGCGCAGGCGTGGCACACGGAACACCAAACGCTGCCCGACTTTCCGGACGCCAACGGCGCGGCCAAAGCCGGGAGGGACGCGCCGATCAAGATGACGCGGAAGATCGTCAAGGAAGGCGTGCTGTTCAAGATCCCGCATCCGTCACGCGTCTCCTACGACATTAGCGAGCCGCTTTCGAAATTGAACAACGACGCCGGCGGCCCGAAGTGGATCAACCACTGGGAGCTTGTGCCGATCGGGTCCATCATCGACAACCCGGACTACTTCAACAAGGACGCGATCGCGCTGGACCGCGACCTGTACTCGTACTTCGCGAACTACCAGTCGTATTTTGCGCAGTACTTCGGTAGCTGCGCCACGCTCTCCGCGGGCCAGACCATCGACCCGGTGTGTTGTGCGAACACCGCGAGTGCCGCGCTGCTGGCGCTGAACAACGACCGGGTAGCGCAGATCGGGGCATGGGCGCAAAATTACAGGCAGGTCAGCACGATGCTGTCGCAGCACTACAAGTGCATTATCCCGAAAGATTATGGGATCGGGACGTACGAGGATCCGGTCTGGATCCGGTTCGTCATGGCCGCCAACACGACGATCGTGTACTCGGAAATCTGCGGTTCACCGCCGGCGACGGTCAACAGCTACAACGCGTCCGACGGACTGCTGATGAGCCAGTCTTTCGCGATGCAGGCGATCCAGTGGCAGCAGGATCTCACGAACGATCTGACGGAGCTCGCGCATATCACCGCCCAGGGGCTTGTCCGGATCTGGGTGCTGAATATCGACGGGATGAAGAAGGACGAGATCGAGCTTGTCACCAACGCACTCAAAAATCCGGACTTCGCGCAGCTAAAAGACATCGTCGTCACGTACAAGCGCAGCCTAATCGAACAGCGCGCGGGCGACGTCCGGGATCGAACGGAAAAGATCACCCAAATCCGGATCGATACCGCGCAGAAGACCACGGAGATTTTCAACCGGATGGTGCAAAAGCTGGCGATGGCTGAGCGGCTGATGTTCTTCAGCCCGCAGGAATTGGGACAGGTCAGCCCGCGCACCGTCACCGCGACGGAAATGAAAGCCGTGCGCGACACGACACTCGGCATCCGCGATTTCCACCTTGTCGGCGTGAAGCAACAGATGGATGCCGACAAGCGCGTGATCTACGATAGCTACATGGCTTTCGGGTCGGACGAACTCGAGGTACCGGTGGCAGAGCGGTACGATCCGCAGGTTATCACGGCCGCCGGATTCGAAATCGTTCAAGACGGCGCCGGCAATCCGCCGGACGGGCTGTACACCATTCGCGGCAAGAAAATGGGGTTGCTCTACAACTACATTTACACGACGCGGAACACCGACGACACCCCGCCGGATGCCGCCCGGGCCCAAGGCATCGCGCAGGTGTACGAGATTCTGACCAAGGATCCGGTGCTGTCCGAAAACACGACGCTCGAACAGCGGATGGAGCTCGCAAATTCGCTCTTCGGCATTCTGTCGCCCGACGTCTTCAAGCTCCGTGTCCCGCCGGGCACCGATCCGAAGACAACTGTCGCCGGCCAGACAAAGCAGGTTCAGCAGAAGGTCGATCAGATGGCCCAGCAGATCCAGCAGGCTTTGCAGCAACTCGCGCAAAAGCAGGCGCAACAGGACGCGGCGATCCAGCAACAGGACGCCGGCCTGAAGGCGCTGGCCGAAGCGCTCGCGAATTTGACGAAGGTGCTGACGGCGAACGCTCCGAATCTCGCACCGCAGCCGGCTGGCCCGCGCACGCCGGGCAATGGACAGAACGCCCCCGGGATGCCGATACCTGGCACCGTGCCAACGCTCCGCGCACGCACACGCGCGCAGGCCGTCCCGATTTTGTAGTTAAACCACGAACCACGATCCTATGAGCACCGCACCCGCAGCACCCGCGGGCGCTGCAGCCGCACCCGATGCCGGCGCCGCCCCCGCAGTCAAAGCCAAAGTTGAAACC